ATACCTTAAACCATTACGGCGTTTCTGTGGCCTTTTTAAAGCGTTTTCTGATTTCGTCCATGATCTCCTGTTCTGCCACCTGATCAAAGCCCATATACGGACGTGCGCCAATGGCCGCCGGTCCCGGTGGCATACCAGGCAGGCCACCCCACTGATGAATGGCTGCATAAGGTTCATTTGATCCAATCAGCGCCCAGGTATCGCCATAATCCGTGGTCAGGCGGCGGGCCAGATCGCCGTTCAGCGTCAGGATTTTGCCGGGCGTGTATCCCTTACGGGTACGCCACTCACGGTAAGGATCTGACCAGTCATGCCAGCGTTCACCATCCGGCTCTTTTTCCTGCTCAAACGCCATTTCTGACGATGACAGAAGACTCGCCGCCACACTGCGGGCCAGGTCTTTTCCGCCGCCCACAAACTGAAGCCGGGCAAACACTCGCTGGAGACGCGTAACGTCAACAACGACAGCTGCATCAATGGATGACATATTGCCTCCGCATAAAGGATGAATATAAAATAAACAGGCGGTCAGTGTACGCTTAACTGGTAAAGTCGGTGCCTGCCTCCGGGTGGATCATGTATGCGGGTTCGCCCCCCGCCACTGACCGTTAATCAATTTGTCCTTCCAGCACCTCAAGCATTCCGCCCCGGATATCCGATTTCAGCTTATCCATATTGATAACCCGGTAAGCATTCACAATCACATCCAGTTTGTCGGGCTGACGTTTCAGACTGTACGGTGCATTAACGGCAATCTGCACACTGCCATCCTGATTTTCCACGATATACATCAGATTGTTGTGCCGTTTGTCCCACAGTACCGCTTTTGGCCTTGCCAGCATTGCCGGTAAGCGCCCGAAGTCCTCCGGCGTCAGAGCGATGCCGTCATTCTGATGTTTCACACTGTCCGCATGGAGCACATTTTTACCGCTCATCGCCAGCAGGCGGGCCGGTGGCGTTCCCGTCCGGCTTTCCACTGCCTGCGCAATGCTTTCAGTCATAAAGCCCAGCGTGCGGATATCGTTACCACCTCGCCGGGTCTGCATGATGTTTTTTGCCCAGATGCGGAACGCCAGCTGCCGCTCCGGGCTGTTGTTCATCTCCTGAACCACCATTTCCCGTAACGCCGGGCTTTTCACCTCGATCAGTTTGCGGATCAGCGCCTGGTCTGTGCCGAACGCTGCCGAGCCGGGGTTATATGACCAGCCCACATCCGGTGTCATGGTTCTGGTGCCATCTGAATATGTGGTCACCGGCATTTCTCTGACTTCTCCGGTCTGTTTATCCACGCCAGCCTCAACATTGCGGGTGGAGAGATGATCCTCACCGGATGAAACGGATAACCCCATTGCATCCAGACGGGCCTGAGACAATGGCCGCACACGGCAGCGGCAGTTCCAGCCATTGGGCGGGTAGTGTGTTTTCCAGAACGGATCGTCATAGCGGAATACCAGACCGTTAAGGGCGGAATGCGACGGGCGGGTACGGCTGTCCATGACCGCCACATACTGCCAGAACGGATGCGTGTCCGTGTTGTTCATCATCTGCGTGTAACGCCCGGCATTGTAAGCCACACGGGTGTTCACGTTGTAAATCAGCACCAGACGACGGGGACTGCCCAGCTGCACTTCTTCCGCGTTACCGTCGCTGTCCACCACAATCTGCTTTCCCCACCATCCCAGCTTTTGCAGGCGTGGCGTCAGTGTGCGGATAAATTCTTTCTGTGAAATCCCCTCATCAATGGCCCGCTGCACTTCGGCCTGTAATGTGGTTACCACATCCAGCCGTGCCGTTTTTGCTGCCGTGAATGAGCGGGCATGAACATCCGCGTCTGTTTCGAACCAGTTCCAGCTGATATGCGCCCCTTTGGCGCGGAAGTATGCCACCGTCTCTTTTGAGGGAAGCGTGGCGGCATAACCTAAATCAATCCCCTGAGCCATCCAGCATCCCCTTCATTTCCGCAGCAAACATGGCATCACTGAGCAGCGTCATCAGGCGGGAATCATCCATTTCACGGTAAAGGGCAGGCAGGTCTGCCAGTGCCTCCGCCAGCCCCCGCGTTCTGATGACATCAATGACCGGCTCCAGCACCGGATCGATGGCCTCCTGTAAGCGGCGGGCAGGCACCGCGTCCCCCATGTCGTCCAGTTCATCACGCGGCGTGTTTTTCGCTTCCGGCAGTCGGGCTGAAAGCGCCGTCTGTTCTGTCTTTTCCTGTTTTTCCGGTAGCGTTTCCCTGTCAGGCATGGCCGGTTCATTACTGCTCTGACGGACACGGAATATGGCTTCACCGGGCGTGGGCTGTGGAATACCGGTCTGCTCCCGTACCCAGGGATCAGGAATATCCATCCCCGCACTGAGTTGCATCACCGCACTGGCTATTTTGGTGATATCCCCCGGTTCTTTGGTCTGGAAACAGATACGCGGCAGGCGACGGATATCAATGGCGTGGGCGGTGTTCAGGGCATACAGCGGATACACCAGATCGCGGTTTAGGGTTGCAGCCAGCTGGCGTAAATCAGAATCCCTGATTTCCCGGCGCACCTCGTTATGCACCTCACCCAGCGAGCGCGCGCCTTTGTCTCCGGCTTCTGTGGTCAGCGTGCCGCCGAGTATTGCTTTGGAGATGGAACGCTCACCCCACGAAATCATGGTTTCAAACGGATCGGCCTGACCGTTCGCTGCCGCCTGAAACTCCAGCGACATCCCGGCCGGGATGATCCCGCCTGTACGTCGCCCGATATCCATCACCGCCCGCATCAGGGCACTTTTCTGCTCCGGTGTTGCCCCGGACGGGTATTTCCCGACCTTCATTGGCAGGCCGTACACCTCCAGAAATTCCGCCAGATCGCGCACGGAATAGTTTTTGAAAATGAACGGCCAGATAAGCGTTCTGACAAGCCCCGTCGCACCACCGTAGCCGGTGCGTGAACGCGACTGATGCACTATCCAGCCAAAGGGCTGAAACGCCACCCCGGCATGGCTGCCGTCACGCAGCCGCAGTTCGCTCAAATCATCCGGGTTAAGGCAGAAATGCCCGCTGTCACGCCATCGGATGGCGCGGATGATGTGCATCTTACCGAGCATCCCGTGCTCAATCTCCATGCAGGAATAGCCCTTCAGGATGGCATCGGTGGCATCAAATAACATGGCATCAAACCAGTCGGCGGAATGCAGATATTCGTCGAGCATTTCCGCGTCCTTTTTCTCATTCGCGCTGGCGTTCGGTGGCGGCTCAATGCTCCATGGCACCCCCTGAATGGCAAGACGTCGCTTGCCCAGCTCCGCAAAAAGGTGGGTGTCCTTTTCTTCAATGTCAGCCGCCAGATCGGACTGGGCAATCAGATCGCCACGTTCAGCCCCGCGAAGGCACTGCGCCGCCCGGTTCGGGGTGATACCCGAGGCGGGATGCTCAACATAACGGCTGGCAATCTGCGGAATATCCAGCGCGGTACTTTGCATCTCCGGGTCAAAGGAGAAAGGTTTTCCGTCAAGATCAATTATGCGTCCCACTACCAGCACCCCCGATCAAATTCATGATATGCCTCATCGTCATCACGATAACCGCCCTCCATTGCCCGCGACCGCTCCGGCAGCGCCTGACAGGCTGATTCATCCAGGATGAAACCCTCCATGTATGACGCCCGGTTTGCCATACAGAGTGCCACGGCAAAATCACCATGGCGGCGGGCGTTCGCAGCCGTTGCGTTCTGGTCCTTCGTGCGCCCCTTGTCGATTTGCGGGATACCATTCACCACCTTCACATGGCGCAAATCATCAAGCGTGGTCTGATGGCGGGCGACGAGGATATTCTGATCTTCAAACTCGGCTTTCAGTTTTGGCATCCACTCGCCGTACCACTTCGGCGACAACATCACGCAGTCGATGATGTCCGGGCCAAAGGCCAGCAGTGCGGCCTCTGCCAGATAGCCGCCGTTACCGGTGGCGTCGAACGCCGCACCGACCAGCGCCGGAACGCGGGTCAGGATGTACATCATCACCTGTTCCTGCTGGGCATACGGCAGGTTGCGCAGCTCCACGCGAAACACCTCGCGCTTTGCCAGGAGTTCGGTGATTTCCAGCAGCACAAAGCAGGACAGGTCACCGGTGCGGGCAAAGTCTTCCCCGAAGCTGAAGCGGGAACGGGGATTTAATTTCTCTGTAAGCGGTTTTAAATGTTCTTCACACCAGGTTAAAACTTCCGATTCACGCAGCCATGCGGCACGGCTGATGAAGTCGTCCGGGGCTTCAAACGTCAGAATCGGGATGTCACGAATCATCGCCATTTCAATAAGCGCGTGAGGAATATAGGCACCGCCGGATTTTTTCGGGATACAGCCGTATTCCTCGTCGGCATCCTCACGGGTCGGGGCGTTTTTGTAGAGATCATCACGCCATTTCTGCTCGCTTTCCGGTGACCATTCCTGATCGGTGACGTAACAGATACGACGGTACAGCCCGTCCGCAATGGCATCATCCAGGGTTATGCGGTGGACGCTGTAATCCTTGCGCCCCTCGCGGTCTTCCTGAATGTACTGATTAAACAGATTATCGACGCCGTTATGCGTGGAAATAATGCGCACGCGTGCGCCCCACATGGTAAGCGCCATTGCCGCCTTGAGAAGCTCATCCAGTGACTCGTGGAACGCGGCTTCATCAATCACCACATCCCCCTGAAGACCGCGCAGGTTTGACGGACGGGAAGACAATGCCTGAATTTTGAATCCACTGTTCGGAAAGCGGATCATGTAGGTCAGAATTTCTTCTTTTTTATCCCGATCCCAGAATGTCTGCTCATACACATCAGCATCTGCCAGCTGGTTAAAGGCACGGGAGAACAGCGCGCAGGCAGAAATATATTCCAGCGCCATCTCCTGTTTTGACCCCACATAAAACACATTACGGCCACCACGACGCTTAGGCTTTGCGGCGGTAATGACGTTACGCCCGGCTTCCGCCCAGGTAAGCCCGGTGCGTCGGGATTTCTCCGCGATGCAGACCTGACTTTCATCTGCAAACCAGCGGGCCTGATAATCCAGAAACACCGGCATATCACCGGGCAAATCAAGGCTGTCCGGCACATCCACGCCCAGCAGGGCTTTTTCACCGGACAGATCAATTTTGCGGGGAGGTGTCATTTGTATCAGTGAAGGAGACTTTTCTTTGGCTTTGTTCATCAGGCTTTACCTGTCAGAATGCTTTTGATTCGGAACTCAAGCTCTTCAGTCATCACGTCCACGCCACTCAACTCATCAGTGACAGCCCCTGCCAGCAGCGAATGCAGTTGTTCCAGGGATATTTCCCCGGCAATGCTGAGTTCAGTCAACTCACGACACGCTTTTATGGTTTCAGGAGGTAACTGTGTTGCAAGACTGAATGCCTTCTGATGAGCACTGCTCATCAGTGAGCGGTTATCTGTTACCACGATTCACCTCCTACGCCTTACCAAGCAGCATCTGCCTGATACGGAATTCTATCTGCTCGCTCATGCCATCCACGCCGCGCAACTCGTCGGTGACGGCGTTCGCCATCTCTTCAGCAAATGCGGCCCGGATTTCTTTTTCACGCTTAATGCTGCGCTCGGCGGCACTTTCCGCACGCTGTGCCGACAGGAGGATGTCCTTAATAAGGCGCATATCCACATCGCTGTCGCTGTTCAGGGATTCGGTGGCGGCACGCAGACGGCGGTACATCAGGGCACGGGACATCTCCAGAATCAGTGCCGTGGTTTCACCGGTCGGCTTATCCCCCAGTTCGGCCATCATGGCTTTTGTCTGCTCGCGTAAATCACGCAGATTACGGGCAATCAGCTCATTACGGGAGGCTTCCCGGCTGATGGCCGCCGGTGAAAGCTGCTGCTCTTCCGGCAGGCCTGCCTCACGGATCAGACGGTTGATTTCCTCGCGGATCTGGACCTGCGTCAGGCGTTTTTCACGCAGCATTTCCAGCAGCGGCTTACGGATGCTGTCGGGGAGCAAATCCACCTTGCGTACACGGCCACGCGTCGGCTTATCCATCGTTACCCCCTTGCGCGTGGTTTCTTCACACCCGGAACAGTGGCACGACCTTCCGCCACATCCTGACCCCGGCCGGTCAGTTCAGCGATGAAATAACCGTTAACAAGCGTGCGCTTACGCACCAGTCCCTGCTCAGCAAGCCAGGCAATGTGGGTGTGAACGGTGTCGCGGGACACGCGGTGGCCGTAATCATCCAGGCAGTCCTGAAGCACGGATTCGCCCAGTTCGCCGTTGTAATCCGCCAGCGACCGCAGAATGACAAGACGCTGATCTTCAGTAATGAAATCACTCATTGTGTTTTTTCCTTACAGCCTGCTCCAGCAGCAGTTCGTTCTGATGAGAGACGGATTTCAGGGTGGCGTTGGTGGCCTTTAGCTCACCGCGCAGGGTGGTGATTTCGATATTGAGTCTGTTCACCTCCTGCTGCGTGGGCAGGCCGGAAATCCGGCTCTCCACCCGCTCAACCCGATCGGAGAGTTTTTCAAAGGCCTCGCGGGGGACGAAGGTTTTGCGCATCAGCGCCATGAAGATCCCCCCGGCCGTGGCCGTTGCCGACAGGATCGGCACAACATAATCTTTAACGATGCTGACCCACATGACCGGCCTCCATGATGTTCTGGCAGTTCACACAACGGATGGCATCCGGCACGGCAACCAGACGGGCAGCCGGAATATCACCCCCGCAGTCCGCGCATACACGCCTGCCCGGTGTCTCCGCCACCCGGCGCTTACGTGTCAGCCGGTCACAAAGGGCGCGTTCTGTTGCCCGCTCCATGACAGCCTGAGCACAATCTGAATCATCCATACCTTTTTCCTTACTTCGTCTTTCCTGCCGGAACAGCAGGCGTTCCGGCCATATCAGTAAATTCATGTTGTCGCCGCGCCTCCAGACGACGAATACTGGCCTTGTCCACGTTGCAGTTCTTGATCACCGCCAGCAGTTGCAGGTTGTAAGTGACCGATGCCCCAAACGTGAACGGCTCCGGCGCAGGAGGGACCAGGC